GGTCCCTTAAATAAGGATCCCCAGCCCGGTGCAGTGCAGATGAGTACTTGATGTACTCTATACCAGAGGAGTTCTTGTGGCTTTTGATGCATCGATGGAAAAGAGATCACGTACGGTCGTTCTTCGGAACGATCCGTACGTGAACATCTTCCCCGGCGTTGAACGTCGGGGCACCGTTGTCATCAAAGGGAGACAGATTACTGTCTCGGAAGGGCATCCGTTTCGGAAGAAGTCACACTTCCGCGGAAAGGATATCGGTGGTGAGTTTTACTCACTCAAAGAGACCTATAACGATAACCGAGGAGATCCGGTAAACCCGGTTCCTCAGTTCAGTTATTCGGTCACTGGTTCAGATCCGTCACGTAGATACTACTACAATGGCGGCCTGTACCCGATGAATCCTTCACCTCTCTTGCCGGGAAACGACGGCCGTTCATTCGGTCGCTGGTTCCCGCCTGATCTGTCTTATTCAGACAGTCAGTTAGCTGCGTTTGGAACGACAGCTATAGCAAGATGTGAGCCCACGAAGTCTCCTGCCGACCTTGCTGTTGCAGTAGCCGAACTCGTTAGGGAAGGACTCCCTAAGATGATCGGTCATACTGCTTGGCAGCAGAGGTTGAGGGATCTGAACCTCGGTTCAGAGTTTCTCAACTTGCAATTTGGTTGGCTCCCTCTAGCAGCAGACATCAAAGATGCTGCTTCTGTTTTCCTGAATGTCAATGACATGATGGAACAGTACGAGAGGGACTCCGGTAAAGTCGTCCGGAGAGGATACACATTCCCCACGATCAGGGAGATAACCAAGATTCAGTCAGAGGACCCCAACGCCGCTGGTCTTTGGACCGGCGACGCTGATCGTCCTGCATCTGGCTGGAGCGAGGTTTATCCACCTGGGGCGGTAACGTTCCGCGAGCGAGAGATCACTCGCAAGCTCTGGTTCTCAGGAGCGTTTTCATACTACCTTCCGGACGACTTTTATAGTCGCGCCGTTTGGAAGCAGAAAGCGTATCTTGTGAAGGAGCTATTTGGCCTCGAACTTACACCCGAGGTCATCTGGAACTTGACGCCATGGAGCTGGGCCGCCGATTGGGTTACCAATATCGGAGATAATATGCATAATCTCTCCGCATTTGGTAACGACGGCCTTGTGATGCGCTACGGGTACCTGATGGAGCATACCATCATTAAGGACACGTGGACAACGACCGGGTTCAAGATTAATGGACTCGGAAGTACGCCTCTCCAAGCTTCTTTCACCACTGAGGTGAAGAAGAGGAAGCGTGCATCACCCTTTGGTTTTGGGTTGGATGAGGGGTCTTTCACCCCTCGCCAGCTCGCAATCATCGCTGCGCTCGGCATCAGCCGAGCGAAGTGAAGTTTGCCACTTCACCATCCGTTGGCAGAACCCGCCCGGGTTCTGTCTCAACCTTAGGAGCTGTCTCATGGCACTCTCTGACCCTCAGTCCGTCACAATCAATGCTGTCGCTGTTTCGCTTCCGCGAACCAGCAGCGGAGTCAATCAGGGGACTTTCCAGTCCAATGATGGCCTCGTCAAGGAGACGGTCTCTCACCAGTATGGTAAGAGGAACCGCCACCTCCTTCGCATTGACCACTCGAAGATCTCTCCGGACCCGTTCATCTCGGCTCAGAACAACCGATACTCGATGTCTTGTTACATCGTTGTCGACGTTCCGACGCTGGGATACACGGTCACGGAGCAGAAGCAGGTGATCGATGGTTTCATCGCTCAGCTGAACGCTTCGAGTGGGGCGCTCATCACCAAGGCTCTTGGTGGTGAGAACTGACCCGATTGGGTCACTGGTCTACACGTGAGGGGTTGGGCGAAAGCCCAACCCTTCTCGTGACGGTCAAGGAGTTTGTCATCGGACGACATCTTTACTCTGTAAAGAGGTTCGTTTTTGATGACGAGTTTACACTCCTCGAACCGATAAGTATTGACCAGTCGACCCAGCCAATTCGGGTCGTCCCAAGGGATTAAGGTTTCCCTTGGGGACGGACAGGCGTAAGCCTGTGGTCAGTGCATGAGTCGGGACTACCCTACCCTAGTTGAAAGGGAGAGTATGAAAAGCCTCATGCAGCTCTGGCTCAAGGTGCTCGAAGAACTGAGCACCCAGATCGGCACTTGCACCAACGAGGACAGAAAAACTGCCCTCGTTCGATTCGAACACGAGGGGTTGTCGTTTCTAACGATAACCCTGGCAAACTTTGGCTCGGACTTCCAAAAAAGTCTGGACCAAGGTTTTGTCGACCGCAGTCTCTTCCAAGGTTTCTCCTGGAAGGCAGGTCTCCCAAAATTCCTTTCGGGTTTCCTGGGTCGTGTGTTCGATAGTGCTGATGGACGATTGCTCGATGATCCCGAAATTGATGCAATCTTCGCCGTCCGTCAACTCACGTTGATGATGGCAAAGGTTCATGTCAAGTGCTCGAAAGAGCGCGAAGACATGGCAATCAAGGGATACGTCGAGTGTGAGAAGGAGATGAAGAACCGTGACAGTACGTTCGCTGAAACTGGTTATTCCAGCTTTAAGCGTGCTGGCGTGGCTCTCTTTGGCAATCTTCTTTCTTCTTGTGACCTTCGGGTACACAATGAAGAGTGGATGCCAAAGCACGGCCCAGGATCCACAGCTGAGCGAATTATCGGAAACGATAAGTTCAAACAGTCTGAGTGGACCTGGCGTCTCGAGCGATTCTTTCCATCACTGGTGTGTCTTACCCCAGGATGGAAATACTTCGAATCGCTCAACAGTGTCAAGCTCCTCGAACCCGGTGCAGAGCGACCCGTAAGGGTCATCACTGTACCTAAAACGTTGAAAACGCCTAGAATCATCGCGATTGAGCCTGTGTGTATGCAATATACACAACAGGCTCTTCTCGAGATGTTTCTCGATGAGCTGGAGAAGGATGACATCTTCTCTCAGATCATGTTCTTTGATGATCAGACACCTAACCAGCGTCTGGCCCGAAAGGGCAGCATCAAAGGTGACCTTGCGACACTAGATCTTAGTGAAGCAAGCGACCGCGTTTCCAATCAGCATGTACGAGCTCTGCTGGATCGATTCCCCGAATTTGCAGGGGCTGTCGATGCATGCAGGTCTCGGAAGGCTGACGTGCCTGGACACGGAGTGATCCGTTTGTCCAAGTTCGCGTCTATGGGTTCAGCTCTTTGCTTTCCCATGGAAGCAATGGTCTTTACGACCATAATCTTCCAAGCGATCGCAGAAGAGCTCAATCGCCCTCTTTCCCGCAAACTCTGTAAGGAGTTTGTGGGGCAGGTGTGCGTCTTCGGGGATGATATCATTATCCCACGAAGGTTTGTGCCTGCAGTCGTCGGACGACTCGAAGCTTTTGGGTTTCGAGTCAACTCCAACAAGTCTTTCTGGACCGGAAGGTTCAGAGAGTCTTGCGGTCGGGATTATTACGACGGTCACGATGTTTCAATCGTGAAAGTTCGTGAACTTCTCCCGGCGCGACTGGCGCACGTCGATGAGATCATATCCACGGTAAGCCTACGGAATCAGCTATATCAGCTGGGTCTTTGGCAGACCTGCCAGTGGATTGATAAGCGATTGGAGGGTATCTTGCGATACTATCCAATCGTCGAATCAACCTCATCGGTTCTTGGGCGCGAATCTGCCTGCTTTGAACCTCAAGCAGAGTCGATTCACCCAAACTACCAAATCCCCCTTGTCAGGGGATGGGTAGTTTCAGCTCCACTTCCAGTTTCAACGCTGGACGGGGAGGGTGCCCTACTGAAGTTTCTTCTTAAGCGCGGTGATAAGCCGCTCGATAAGAAGCACCTTCAACGTGCAGGACGTCCCCACAACGTCGTTCTGAAATGTGGGAGGCACCCGGTTTACTAATCACCGGGTCCTCACGAGTTTTTGCTCGTGAGGGGAGGAGAGTACGAGTGTTAATACTCTCCTTGGAG